CGCTAGCAAAGTCATTGCTTTCTGTTTCTGTACTAGTAGTTGTGTTAAGATCATCAAATGATGTTAGGTCTCGCCCAAGCTTTTCGCTAAGGTATTGTAAGACAACTTCGTCATCACTGATTTCCTCACCCTCTTGCTGTTGACTAACTTGAGATTCATCAACGTTAGTCTCCTCAGTATTTAAAGAACTCTCTTGTGTTAAATCTACAACGTTGGAAGGTTCCTGCGTTGTAGGTTGAGACTCAGCTGGTTGGTTTTCATCACCAGTCAAGTCTACAATATTTTGTTGGTTTTGTGGTTGAACAACCTCTCCACCAAGTTTACTTAATAAGTCTTCTCTTATATCCATTGTCTTAAATTTAATTTATGTTAATTTCGCAAATATAATTTTTTTTATATTAATATCAAACTATTGAGATATGTTTTGTTCTTTACCTAAAGGGCCTCTACGATCTTTTCTTTGCTCAATCATCTGAGATTGATTCATAGCAGACTGTTCTTGAATAGACTTACGAACCTCTCCCTGAATAGACGCAGCACCCTCTTTACCTAAGTTACCTAACTCTATCTCTCTTAATCTTCTTTCGTGTTGAGATTGTTCAAACTGTTCTTTCAGTTGAAACTCTAATTGCTTTAGCTGCATCTCTGCTTGATTCTTAGCTTGAATACGTGCTTGCTCCATTTGAACTTCAGCTTGCATCTCTTGCTGTCTTAACTGCGCAGCCTGTTGTGCTGACTGTTGTTGCATCATAGCGTTTTGCTCTGAAGCTTGTCTTGCTTGAGCTTGCTGCTCTTCTTGATATTTAGTTCTACGAAGAATGAGCATTTGATTAGCCATTTTAATATTTCTAATAGAACGTATCATTATAGCATCCTCAAGTCTAAGCTCTTTCTGAGCTAAAGAAACTTGAATATTTTGCTCCATCATCTGTCTCTCCTCCTCACTAGGTGCAACCTCTAGAGTTATACCAAACTCATGTATAGACATCTTCTTCATCATATCTATACTGTGCATTGCAGTATCACCTATAACATTGCTATACATGTTATGTAAGCCCTTATAGTTTAAAAGATCTTGCATTCTCATAGATATACACTGAGAAGTTCTTTTTGTAACATTTAAGTAAGCATCATTTATATCTCTTGTAGCGTTATTAGATGCTAACAAGGCTAACTTTTGAACACCCACAAGTGCTTCGCTAGATGGTTGAGAAGCATCACGTGCTTCATTAATACCAGTCACATCACGAATCATCTGTAGATTATGATTATAAACATTTATTAAAGTTCCGAAGTCTCTACCTATACCATTTTCTAACTCAGCGATAGGTACCGCACCTGTCATGTTACCTTCGTCATCTATACGTCTATAGTATATATTACCAGTTTGATCGTATATCTCTTGAAGCTCTAAAGGAGTAAATGTTCCACCATCACCTTTTGATACGTTCTCTAAAGAACCAATCTCAAAGGCTGCACCCTTAGGTCTAGCCTTAGCAAGAACATGTTGTATTTTAAGGTGAGCTAATTGTATCTGATCAGCAAAAGGAATCATTCTATCAACCAAAGATTTACTCTTCATCTTATAGAGGTTAGGTTGATATATAATATATGATAAATTAGTCTCTGATAAATTAGATTTAGATCTAGGCATGTTTTCCATCATACCATAATTAAATATATAATCTGTATTTATTATATACTTACCAGTATAAACTACCTTTACTGTAGATCCTATGTTCTCTCTTTTAGTTTTTGAGTTTTTAGGAGCCTTATAATTAGATGCTTTTTTATTTACAGAAAAACCACCAAACTTATTTTCTTTCTTCTCGTAATTTAAAGAGTGACTTGTAATAAACTCAGCGTCTAAAACATTAACACTAAACTTATCGTAATCATAAGTTTCATTACCGTTATCATAATAAGCTCTATCACCATAAGTCATAGGGTTATTATTTTTACCTGCATACTCTTTAGCTATCTTTTGATAATCATCTTCACTAAACTGATCTCCAGCTTGCTGCTTAAGATCAGCTATAGTCATAGAATAGATCTCACCTGCATGTCTAACATTTTTAAAGTCAGGCTTTGATGAATATGAAGTAATAAGATTGGCAGGGTCAACGTGTCTAATTGTGACACCCCTAGAAGGAGATAGTTCAATTTTAGAAGAACATAAACCTAAAACAACTAAATCACGAATCATTAATCTTTTAACTTCATCGTAATCGTTTATATCTAAAGTATATTCTATTGCTTTCTCTAACGCTATCTCTACATTTTGCTTGTAATTCATAGCCATAAACATATCTATCTCTTCAGAGCTTTTAGCAACAAAACCTTTAGGAGCAAGAGGTATACCAGTTTGATCTTCTAGACCTTCTACGAAGTCTTTGGTAATCATGTCAGCATACATCTGCTTCTTTTTATTTAATCTTTCTTCTGCAGCTATAGGGTCTATAGATTTGGCTTTTATATCGTACTCCTGATTAACCATACCATTAACTATAACGTCAACAAACTTTGGTATTATTGATACTGGAGTAAAATCTATATTAAGATAAGCAGTGTCA